ATATTGCAATAGGAACAGATAAATTTTTACTTATATATTTTGAAGGACAGATATACGATATCACTCCAATTAAATCTACAATTGGTAGTGTTGTTATGTCAGCTGCAGATGCAACAAAAGAAGTATCACTAACATTTTCATCTAATCACAATTTACAATCAGGTGATATTATTTTATTAGATAGTGTTACAGTTCCAAGTGGTATCGGTTTAACAGATGCTGCATTTGAAGATAAGTTATTTCAAGTAACTAGAGTTACATCATCACTAATAGCAATTGTTACTGGAACACAAACTACAACAGGTGCCGCAGGTGGTGGATCATGTTCTGTTATTCCATATGAACAAGTTGGTCCTGCTGCACAATCTTATGGTTATGGTTTTGGTATTGGTCAATATGGCGGTACGGTTCAAAGTCCATTTACAACTACTCTAAATGGTGCCTTACTTGCAGATACTAATGGTACCGGTGGATCAGGAACTGTCATTAACGTTACATCAAACTCTGGTCTTCCAACAACAGGGACCATAGCAGTTGGAAATGAATTAATTACATATACTGGAAAAGGTACAAACACTTTAACAGGTATTACTAGAGGAGCTTTTGGTACTGCAACTTTTGGTACATCAAATGGACAAGCTCACTCAACAGGTGCAACGGTTACCGATGCTTCGAGTTTTACAGGTTTTGGAAGTGCTGTAGAAGCTTCTAAAGTGACTCTGGAACCAGGCCTCTGGAGTTTAAGTAATTTTGGTCAAGTGTTAGTTGCAACTATTGCTAATGGAAAAACATTTACATGGAACTCAGGTATTGCTGCAAGATTAACAACTAGAGCTTCAACTACCACAACAAATTTTCAAACAACTAATAATCCAACAGCAACTAGAGTTACATTAGTGTCTCCTACAACACGTCACTTAATTCATTTAGGTACTGAAACAACTATCGGAGATACTACAACACAAGACGATATGTTTATTAGATTTTCAGATCAAGAAGATATAAACGATTATACACCAACAGCTATTAACAGTGCTGGATCACAAAGACTACAAGATGGAACTAAGATTATGGGTTCTCTAAAAGCTAAAGAAGTAATTCTTGTTTGGACAGATAATGCTTTGTATACAATGAAGTTTATTGGTGCACCTTTTACATTTGGTTTTGAACAAGTTGGTACTAACTGTGGATTAATTGGCAAGAATGCAGCTGTTGAAATAGATGGTGCTGCGTTTTGGATGTCTAATAATGGTTTCTTTATGTTTGATGGTACAGTTAAATCACTGCCGTGTAGTGTTGAGGATTATGTTTATGATCAAGCGGATACTACAAAAGGTCAACAAATTACAGCAGGATTAAATAATCAGTTTACAGAAGTTATTTGGTACTACCCATCAACTAGTTCTGATTATAATGATCAATATGTAGTTTTAAATTATGGAGAAAAAGTAGAAGGTGGTGTTTGGTATATTGGAACAGAAGCCAGAACGGCTTGGATTGATGCAACTATTTATCCAAAACCTACTGCAACTAAATATATTAGCACTTCAAATGGTAGTTTTCCAGAAATTGTAGGTCAAGATGGTTTAGGTCAAACTACACTATTTGAACATGAAGTAGGAACTGATCAAGTTAATCCAGATGGTAGTACAACAGCAGTTACATCTTTTGTAAAATCATATGATTTTGATTTACAGAGTGAAGGTACCGTGGGTCAAGTATTCTTAGCTATGAGAAGATTTATACCAGACTTTAAAAACCTACAAGGTAATGCAAAAGTAACACTGGCTGTAAAAAGATACCCTCAGCAATCAGATACAAATACATCTTTGAGTCCCTTTACAATCAACACAAATACTGATAAAAAAGATACAAGAGCCAGAGGCCGGTTTGTTAATATCAAGATAGAAAATACTGATATTAGTGAGTCTTGGCGCTTTGGTACATTACGAATAGATATACAACCAGATGGACGTAGATAATGGCAACTTTATTTGATTTAGCACAAGCATATTTAGCTCAATCATTACCTAAAACTTTTAAGTATGATGGAACTAATCAACCTAAAATTCCAACTCCAGTTCTTCCAGTACAACCAATTGTACAACCAATTGTAAAACCTATAAATACTGGTGGAGGTGGTGGTGGAGGTATAGGAAATATTTCTACAAGTACTAAAACTTCTACAGGTGGTGAAAATTCTACAGGTGGTGGTATTACTGAATTACAAAAACAACTTTCACAAGGTATTGGTTATGATAATTTTATGAATTCTGTAAAAGATGATTATGATAAATTTTCTAAATCAAGCCCTGATTTTGTTTCTTTTGATGATTTCTATCAACAAACAGCTCCATTAGGAAAAAATCCAATAACAGGAGTAGCGTATAAACAACCGCGAACCATATCAGATCAAAATAACATATTAGGTTATACTTTTTCTGATCCTAATAAATTTACAGGTATTTCAAGTCTAAGAGACTTTTTACCTGGTGGTAAATATAGTTTAACAGGTATGGCAGCAAATGCTTTAAAAGGAATTAATGATAAAATTCAAAGCACTGATTTTGCAAAAGCTAAAACTTTAGTAGACTACGCAGACATAAAAAGTTATGGTGGTTATGAAGAAAGAGAAAAAGCTAGAGAAAAAACAAAAGCAGAAGCTAGAGAATTGCAAAAAGAAATTGATGCCGGAAAATTTGGTAGAGCAACAGATCAAGATAGAGGAAGAGGTGATTCAGGTGGAAGTAAAACTGGAAAAACTGGTTCAAAAGGTAAATCTGGATCTAAAGGAACTAGAGGAACTGGTATGTCTGGTTTTGGTGCAGGTGCTGATATAGGAAGTGGAAGTAAAGGACCAAGTGATAGAGGAAGAGGTCAAAGTAATGTTGGAACAAAATCTAAAGGATCTGTATCAACAAAAGGACAAGCTGGACCACCAAGTCAAAGAGGCGGTGGCGGTGGTGGCGGCGGCGGAGGCGGCGGTTGCTTCTTAAAAGGAACTTTAATTACAATGTTAAATGGAACTAGAAAACCAGTAGAGCAAGTTGATCTAGGTAATGAAGTTGCAATCGGTGGTAAAGTATTTGCAACAGGTAAATTCTTAGTTAAAAATTTACATGACTATAAAGGTATAAAAGTATCCGGTAGCCACATGGTTAGTGAAAATAACAAATGGGTTAGAGTCGAAGATAGTGAGCACGGTAAATTATTAGGTAATGAAGAACACACAGTTTATGTATTTGGTTCTGAAAACAGAAGAATTTTAATTAATGATATTTTATTTACAGACTACTTTGAAGTAAATGAACAAGATAAATTAATGAATAATGAAGAAGATTTTTTTGATAATTGGAAACTGTACGCAAAACAAGATAGTGGGAATAACGTAGACATTATTAATGCAAGCTAGAAAATGGATTGTAAGTAAAGATTATTCTATTATCTCTAATTGGTGTAAACAATATGATTGGGATAATGCTATACCTAAAGAAGTTTTACCAAAGGTAGGTATTATGATAATTGATAAAGAACCAATTTGTGCAGCGGGTTTGTTTATAGATAAAACTTCTAAGCTAAGTTTTATGTGGGGAATATTTTCAAATCCAAAAGTTAGTAAAATTAAATTATATAGAGCAATGAAACTTTGTATTGATGAGATAGAAAAAGAAGCAAAAAAAAATAAACTTTCTTTTGTTTATTCTGTTACAGGTGAAAATGCTTTACATAAATTATATAATAAAAATAAACATATGATGTTATGTGAAAATAATATTAATTCATACATTATGAGTTTAAATAAAAATAAAAACTTAGATTGGATATCATATAAACATGGCTAAAGTAGTAGTTAGATTACCTGAACCAAAAGAAGAGTATGACTTTTCTAACCAAAAACAAATCAATAGAGCAATAGCTTTAGTAGTAGAACAATTAAACTCTACATTTTTAAACGAACAAAAACAAGATCAAGAAAGGTTTGCGTGGTTCAATGGCTAATATTTATAAAAATGCTAAAGTAGATTTAACAACTACAGATATAACTACTTTATATACTACACCATCTGATTCAAGAGCTATTATAAAAAGTATTTTAGTTTGTGATGATAGTAATAATGGTAGTACAATTACAGCAACTATAACAGATGCATCTAGTAATATATTTGTATTGTTTGATGTAAAAAGTGTAGCAGGTCATGCAACAGAACAATTACTAACTCAACCTGTTATATTAGAAGAAAACGAAATATTAAAAGTAACCGCTGCCGATGCAAACAGATTGCATGTAGTAGCATCAATATTAGAAATAAATAGGGATTAATATGTCATTTGTAGAAACAGAAGCATCATATAGAGTAGAAGTAATAAACGGTAAACCAGTTAAGATTATAACACCAAAAACAGAGGTTACACTAACAAATATTAAATCAGGTCAAGAATATAATTCAGATGCAGAGGCAATGAATGATGTACAAGATCCAGGCACAGATACCGTAGCTGATGATATTAAAAGAGACGTTAAAGTAACCGTAGAAGCACTGCCGATAGGTGGTGATTCTAAGTTGTAAAACAAGGGATTATTATATATAATTAATAAAATTATGCCAATTTCAAGATCACAAATGCCAAGACAAATGTACGGACTAGGAAGTCTAGTAAAGTCTATTGGTAAGACTGTTAAAAAAATAGTTAAATCACCTATAGGTAAAGCAGCTATATTAGGTTTTGGTGCTAATGCATTGATGCCTGGGGGATTGAGTTCTTTATTTAGTGGTGGCGGTGGATTAACAGGTATTTTAAGTAAAGGTAAAGATCTTATAGGTGGATTAACTGGTGCACAAAAAATAACAGGAGCTTTAGCTTTAGGTGGTGCATTTGCAGGTATGGAAGATCAACAAGTAGAAGAGTTAAAAAGAAACCCTGAAGCTTTAAGAAGTTATCTTGCACAATACTACAGAAACTTAAATCAAGGTGCTAAAGAAGATGAAGTAAACAGATTTGTAGAAGCTAACATGACTGAATATAAAGCTGATGGTGGTAGAATAGGTTATGCAGAGGGTATGGAAGATCCAACATACACAGGTAATAACATGGAAGATCTTCCAAGAGGATTGCAAATGGACACAACTACTTCTAATCCAATACCTGAGGACGCAGATAGACAGAGTGCGGCTGAGATTGCAAAAGTCATGATGGGAGTAAGAAGTTTACCTAGAGAAGAAGGTGAAATAGAAGATACAGAGACAATGAGTACTGAAGATTTTATGACAGAACAATATTTAATGCCAAAAGTAAATGAATTGGTAGAAAACTATGGTATAAGTAGATTAGAAGCTTTAAAAATGGTTAGAGATGAAATGGCAAAATTTGTAAGACCAGCTAAAGCATATGGTGGTAGAATGGGTTATCAAAATGGCAGTCCAGAAGAAAACGCGGTTCAGGCCTCAGGCATCATGGACTTACCATTAAATAAAAATCCTGCTGGAATTACTGAGCTAGATTTACGAGAAACAGGTGGATTTATTCCTCCAGTTGGTGTAAAAGAAAAGGCAGATGACATTCCTGCAATGTTATCAAACAACGAATTTGTATTTACAGCTGACGCTGTAAGAGGAATGGGTGACGGTAATGTCAACAAAGGTGCACAACGTATGTATGACATGATGAAAAAATTAGAAAAAGGCGGGAGAGTATAATGGCAGTTTCAGAAACAAGAGTATTACCACCAGAATTTATAGAAGCAGCAGGTAAAACTTATTTAGGTGATTTATCAACAGCAGTAGGACAATATAAAGGTGCAGACCTTTCAAAAGTATATGGTCCACAATTTGTAGCTGGACAAGATCCGTTACAACAAGAAGCAATAAAAAAATTACAAGCTGGTATTGGTTCTTATCAACCATACATACAAGCAGCAGAAGCAGCAACAGGACCTGATGCTTATAAATCTTACATGTCTCCGTATCAACAAGATGTTATTGATGCAACTTTACAAGAGTTTGATATTCAAGCACAAAAAGGAATACCGGGAATAGCACAAAATGCAATTCAAGCAGGAGCTTTTGGTGGTGCAAGACAAGGTGTAGCTGAAGCAGAATTTGGCGCAGCATCAAATAGAAACAGAGCTGCACTACAAGCACAATTATTATCACAAGGTTTTGGACAAGCTAATCAATTAGCTGCACAACAATTTGGTCAACAAATGAATTTAGCAGGCCAAGTACCTGCATTACAAGGAGCAGACATTGGCGCACTAAGTACAATGGGTGGTGCATTACAACAACAAAGACAAGCTGAACTAGCTGCTCAACAACAATTAAATATACAAAATTTAAATCAACCATTAACAGCTGCACAACAATATGGTCAAGGAGTCACAAGTTTAATAGCTGGTTATCCTGGTAAAAATATTCAAGAAGTTACTCCTAGTCCAAGTGGATTATCATCTTTATTAGGAGCAGGTTCTACATTAGCGGGTATATACGGAGCATTAAAATAATGAGTAGAGTATTTAGAAGACCGATGTTTAGAGGTGGTTCTACTAACATGAATGGTATTATGTCTGGTATTGAAGACAGAGAAAATTTTCAAGATGGAACTACTGCAGAAAGACTTCAAAAAATTGCAGAACAATATCCTGATCAAGGTATAAGTCCACTAAATCAATTTTTAATTCAAGGTGGATTAAATTTAATGTCTCAACCATCTACAGGTAGTACACTAGGTGATATAGCTACAGCTGCAAAAGCACCTACAGCTCAGTTGTTTAAAGACTTATCTGCTAGAGGACAACTAAGAAAAAAATTAGCATTAGAAGGTGAAGTAATGGATATTGAATCTGAGCAAGCTGAAAGACTAGCTAGAATAAAAGCATCTAATAAAGATTTTTTTGCAGCACAAACAGATGAAGCACAATTTGAAGTATTAACAGATTTATATTCTACTTCAAATATTCCACAAATTAAACAAGGTGCATCTAACTTAGCTGACTTTAGATTAAAACATAAGAATCAACCTTATTACGAACTAGGTTATGAATATAGTAAAAAAAGTAAAAAGTATGAACCTGATTTTGGAGCAGTTCCAATAGGAGGTTTAACATA